GAACGTCTTTATTCTGCGGCACTGCGGTTATCCGCAACGTAACACCACCATCGCCAATTGCTGTAGGCTGGAAGTCATCTAATACGATTTGCCCACTGACGTAATTGATAGTTCCTACATTCTGAGCAACACCAATAGCATCTCCGGCCTCATTTACCCGAAAAATACGAATAAGCCCACCATTGTCTTCTAAGAAACAATTAGAAAACCCACCATAACTAAACGTATTTGAGGAAACTTGATTTCCTACATTGTATGGGTGGGTTGTTGGTCGATTCTCTGTTGTGCTATTTATAGCATTAGAAAAACTGATAGTATATTTTGCAGAAGAATTTAACTGAACATCGAATTCCTTTCTCATCCTCACAGTAAGATCTGAACTTAGAATAGACCTCTCTGAAGTATCGATTGCACGAGACAACTCGGAATATCTAAAGTATCTGGAAAATTTATTTAAATTATTTGCGTTATAACTAATCGCAGTATTCGCAATAGTATCCTTTAAGCTTGCTTCTGTAGAAATCGTCTGATCTGGGTCAAAATTTGCTGTAATAGCCAAAGTCAAGTAGATGTACTCTGGATCCACAATTTCCGTAGACACAGTTAGAACTTTTTTGGGATTGATAATATTCTGAATAATAATCTGCTTTTCTGTTGGTGTCAATACTTCACCCACCGATGGTCTAATAGCAATAAAAACTTTACCGTATGCTGGCGGATCATTATCTTCTCCACCCCACACCAATACAGACGAAACGTTTGCTTGTTGAGAAACCAGAGTAGAATAATCTTCTGCTGTAACTGCTCGATTCTGAGAAGCATATGCTTTTGGTGCATTAAACTTAACAGAATCCAAACTTTCTATGCTTTCCCCACCAGAAGAAAACTCCGTAGCCGCAAAGGTCGCCGCGCTGACACCAACAATATCGTCTTCCAGTGATACATTTAGAATACCATTTCCTGCAGCACCTTTAGTTACGATATAATCAAGATAAACTATGTTGCCATCATCCAAAGATTGCCCCAAGGAACCGGAACCAAAAGTAATTTCATATTTTCCTCCGTCAACCTCCTTGAGATAGTAGACTAAAGAAGTAGAATCAACACTAATAATAGAAGATGCTAAAGTAAAAGTTCTAACTGTAGAATCTGTGGCAGAGTTGACAACGCGAACTTGTAACGTCGAAGTGTCAGCATTTGCGTTGTTTATGATTATTTTTTTCTCTGGGTTGCTTGCATCATAAAGATATTGTTCTGTGGTGTAAGTGCCTTCTTTGAGAATGACATTACTCAAGCTATACACACCCTCCGTTGGAGTTATAACTAATGATTCGGAAACAGAAAATACATAAGAAACACCGTCAATCGAAGCTTTAAATTTTGTTCCGTAAGGAACGGAAACCGTCGCCGGAGTTCCTGTAGGTGTGACAGTAATCGTGCCGGGCAAATTAGCAGAAGTGGTAGATCTAGGAACATATCCCAAGGAATCTGCTAAAGCAGCAACAGAAGATCTTTTCTGTGCTGTTCCAAGAAAAGATTCTGCCGATGCCATATTGGTGTAGAAAGAGTTGTAGTATGTGTTGTACGCCAACAGGTCTAACAAATTTGATATGCCAGAAGATTCGAAATTGTAATCCGAAAATGTTGATTGCCCTCTCAGGTATTGTTCAAGATTGCTCCTGATATCACCGTATTCTAGTCCATCAACTTTTAAGTTTGTATCGTTAGCCATTTTATGCTCTATTAATTACTGTATTTATTTCTTGTTTTGTGGAATACCCATCAACATAATATTCTATTATGATATTAATCCCATAGTCTGCCATATTAGCTTCTATTGCTATAAGTTTAACCCTAGGCTCGAACTTATTTATAGCATACTCAAGATCCTTAATAATCAATTCTTCTGTGTTAGAATCTTGCTGCTTAAAGAGATGATCATAAATAAGAGTTCCATACTTGGGGTTGTATGGCTTGGTGCCTACCGGAGTTCTAAGCAAATTTTGCAATGCAGATTTTACAGCACGTTCGCCCGAGAGTGCTCGAACCTCACCCGAGCTTGGGTTAGGAATAAAATTTAGCGATAGATCTGAGTACAGCTCTGCCATAAGATTTACGAACCCTGTTTCATTTCTTGAATTTCTTTACGAATCTCTTTAGTCAATTTGGATATTTCTGACAAAGCTTTTCTTGCCCTAGAAGCTGACACTTTAACACCTTTGGATATAAACTTTTCTCGTTCTGCCAAATATGTTTCAAAAAGATCTACTAAAACTTCATGGTTTGTCATAATATTCCTCACTTTTTACTTGACATTTACTTGACATTGTGGTTAAATAACAGTGTAGCCTATTCATAAGGGTATTTATAATATTTATTACTAGATACCCAAAGCATCTTTAATTTGTTTTACTGTGATAACACTGCCATCATCTAATTCAAATTCAATGGATTTGGCTTTTATTCTTATCCTTTCGTCATCACCACTCATCTGAAACTTAACTTTATTATCAATTTCGTGGATATAATCATTCCTGTTAGTTTGATTTGTCACCGAATAATATACTGAAGGAAAGGATCTTTCACTTTCTGTAGACCACTTGTTCCCTGTTGGTCCTAAATTGGATTCTACATTGCCTGGCATAATCCCCATAACAATAGGTTCTTGTGCGTCAGGACCATCTAAAAAGAATCCTACCACCCAATCACCAACGTTCGGTCTCCCATACGCACCATGTACATTTGATGCAAACAATGATGGTGCCCAAGGAAGATCTTCTGTGGGAATCTCATTAGAGTCTTTACTGGAATGATATCCAAATATTCTAACCTGAACTCTACCCAAAAGAGCAGGATCTAAATTACCCTCAACGACACCTATCCACCACACGAAATGGTCTTTACCCAAAAACATATTATCTTCCTATCTGCGTTGCTAAGCCAATCACTCCAAAGTTTCCAGTCTGCAGGATGGTGGATCTTATCGTATTATTAATACGAGAATCTACTGCATATTTTGTGACAACACCATCAGGCTCCGACTTTTCCATAATTACAGGGTCTTGTACTGCAGGTGCTTCTGGAGGCTTGTATGCACCTTGGTTTTGTTGTTCAAAATACTCCGAATATCCATTTACATATGTATTCGACAAATATTTAATGTCTAGTGCTACAGCTGTAGTCAAAGATGAAAATTGAGATTGCGTAGCCTGCAACTCAGATTTTAGTGCGTCAATAATGCTAGATTGTGCTGCCGGAATTTCTGTCTTCTTAACTTCCGCTACAGCATTTGCTAGGTATCCCTGTTCCGGAGTTACAACCGAAATAGCAGATTCTGCCGGTCTTCCTCCCAGCAAAGATTCTCTTACAGACGATCGGGAAAGTTCTAAATGTTTAGTATAAATTTCATTTGTCAAATAATGCTTGCACGCCGTAACGAAATATTTACCAGAATACATATTGTTTTCTACAAACTCCGGTGAGTTTGGATCAATAGTTTTAGCAAAATCACTAGGCAAACTTAAGTTAACAATATCTCCAGCACCAATTTCATTAGTTCCTCCGTCAATAGCAACGTTGACTCTGATACCCGACATGGATAGTGATCCATGCATATCATATTTTATCCACTGCGTTTTTTCTGTCATTGGATCGTTAATCGCTGGTGTGTATATCCTTTCGCCGGGTCTTTCTTTAGAAGAAAAGTTCCCAAATATACTATTGCTATTGACAAAATTATTTACATAAAAATCATTGATACCATTTTGGTAATCGAACTGATATGTCTCAACAGATCTTCTAGCTATGTTGACATTAGTTAATTTAGATTTGTAAAAACCTTTAGTCATATTATTCAGGTGATTGAAATTTGTCTGCGGCTCTACACTTTCTGCTCTAATAGTTGTTTCTGCTCCTGCTGCTTCGTTGTAGGTAATTGAGGGAAAATATACAATATTGTATATGTCGAGCCCATCACCATCAGAAAGTTTGGGCGATAACGATCTCAGATTAGACATCCCAGCAAACACTTTTCCTGTAGACACCCTCTCAAAAAATAAAAAATAATCTCCAGACGCACATGCTCTTTTCGCTAAAAAATTTATTGCTTGTATAGGCGTGTATCCTGGCGACACAAAAGTCTTATCTAATCTTGGTAAGCTGTTTGATATATTAACAGTGACGTCCATCTCGCTACACAAGTCTTTTACTATTTCTGAAATTCTTCTCTGACCACCCCAAGACTTGTATACCCGTTTCTTTCGTGATCTAATAGAACTTTCTGAGGTAAACTGCAATCCGTATCGTACAGAATTGTTTGCGGAAACCTCACCTTTTGTTATGGTATGAATAATTAGATCAGAGCGGTCTACGATTACGTCTACCGCGTTAGGCTTAAATAACTTTATCCTAAGATATTCTCCTCCCGTAAACTGAAATTTTTCCAAACCCCCAACATAATCTAAGATTTCTATTGTTCCTGAAATTGCTGGGTTAAAAATATCTTCGTATATGCTTAGACTGGTCATTACTTCAGACAAAGAAATTTGCTGCCCGTCGCGCAGAATTACTGATAAGGTATCTATGACATACGTGCCTGCAATATGTGACTGAACAACAGCTTCTGGGCTAGAAACTTGACTAGCCAAGTCTGGAAACTTACGTGCAACCATTACAAATTCTCAGTTGAGTTTAATATTTCTCTAATAGCTACATCTAATTTTTTGATTAGTGCGGAACTGAGCAACTTAATATTTCTTTTTTCGTTGTTCAAATATTCTTCGTATTGGTATATCGACTGAGAATATTTGTCTGTCTCGGAAGAACTTTCATACGCCTGTTGGCTTGTAATAATGTCATTGACATAGTAGTATGCAATATTTGTTTGTGCATAGCTTAAAGATCCGTATTTCTCGATAATATATTTTTTCAGAGTTTCTCCGCTTCGTGGCCATTCGTCGTACATATTGTGAATACCATTAAGCAAAAGTATCGCATAAGCATAACTGGGATTCCCATAAAAATCATATGCAATATTTTCTGGTTTTTCACCATCAAGAATTGTGTAATTCCTTGCGCCTGTCGCGCCAAATGTTCGAATTCTATCGTTTATCTTAACTCTCTGGGTAATATCAACACCAGTCAGATAGTGATAATCATCTACTTTGTATGATAATTTTTTATAATTTTTGAACATTATACTAACTTTCTTCCTCTTTCTCGGTCGATATTTGCATCACCATAAGTTCTTGGTGTCACCTCAATTAAACTGAGCGATAAGTTTGTTTCCGATGGATATCCGTCTTTCATGAATGTCATTTTTTGTCCGCCGTAGTCTGTAGAGACGGCTTCTATAACACAAACCTTACTCTGAAACTTCACCTCACCACTACTAGCTCCACCGAAACCGCCTATAGTTTGACCAACTATTAAATCAAATTGTAAAAGATGCGGATACCCAAATGTGAAATTTGAGCCTTCACCCACAAATCCTTCATCGTCTTTTCCTTCAGCCGGCAATCCCGCCGAAGCTGCTATACGTAAAGCATTTACTGCAGCATTTATATTGCGAGCATCCACAGAATTCCTAGGCTTCAGATTAAATGGTAACTGATACCTCCTGAACGCAGGGCCTTTAAATAGTTGTTGTTGCATCGGATTTACGGTTCTTTTAGCTAAGAATTCAAACTGCGAAATGTTCCCTAACCCAGCAGATCCTATAAACCCAGCAAGGTTTCCGCCGGCCTTCTTCAAAGAATATTCGAGAGCATCTTTAGCACTGTAAGCAAACTGACCAGCTGCGTTCCCAGCATTTTTCAAAAAATCCGCTTTCGTACTTTCAAAAAGATTTGTGAAAGCTTGAGCACCTTCGCCCTGACTAACTCCACCACCAAAAATAGGACCATCTTGTACATAACTATTTGTATTAGTCAAGTTAAGACTGGGGGGCGCTCTCAGTGTAATAATCGGCGCTTCTTTCATTCTCCCACCATCTTCTGCTATGATGGTAAATTGTATTTTCGGAACTATGTATTCAGTATCTCCAACAAAGCTTATAGGGCCATCAAACCCAACATATCTATTCTTTGCACTTTCAATAGAAGTATTATATACTGGATATGCTCCATCTTCATCTTTTGCTATGGAAAACACTGTGCGCGCCATTTTTTATGTTCCTAAATAACTAGTCTTTTACTTATTTATAATGTGCGTATGCCATATTTCGGTTACAAAGGAAAATATAAACCAAAAAATTACTCTAAGTATGAGGGTGATCCCACCAAGATTATTTATAGAAGTCTTTTAGAACGCAAATTTATGGTTCATTGTGACAATAATCCAAACATTTTGATGTGGTCATCCGAAGAAGTTATTATACCATATATTTCACCAAAAGACAATAAATATCATCGGTATTTTATGGACTTCAAAGTTAAGTATGCGGATAAGAACGGAAAGATTGGAGTTATGCTTATAGAAGTTAAACCATCCTCCAAAATACAAAAACCTAAACCAGCCAAAAAATCTAAGAGGTACATCGAAGAAGTTTTTGAATGGGGTGTCAACGAAGCTAAGTGGAAAGCGGCAAGTGAGTATTGCAAAGATCGTGGTTGGCAATTCAAAATAATGACAGAAAAAGAACTCAGGTGATTATAAATAGAATATATGTTGATATTTAAAGAACTAATATATAACGGTGTCCGAGCAGGGCAAGTTCCAGCAAGAACCAAAGCTGCGAGAACTTGGTTTCGTGATGCCGCATCTCAGGCTTCTGGTGACTTCAGACCGTCTAGTCTTGTTCGTCAGTTTTCAGAAAAACGGCGCGTGAGTAGACCTGAGCCGGGGTATATGTATTCCTTTAAGTATGATCCGAAACACAAAAAAACATTGCCATACTATGATGTATTTCCACTAGTGTTTGCTGCTGAATTTTATAGTGATGGATTTTTGGGTATAAACTTTCACTATTTGCCACTACCGCTAAGAGCTAAACTAATGGATGCACTTTACACAATATCGTCAGACAAAAGATATGATGATGAAACTAAGATTTTGCTCAGTTATGATATCTT